ATTTATAATGGCTAAACAAAATATAGAAAAAACCCCACCTAAGGGTAATATTAGGTTTTCAATATCCTTATCGGAAGAACAAAAAAATGCTAAAACCGAAATTTTAAAACATCCCTTTAATTTTATAGTTGGTAAAGCGGGTAGTGGTAAAACACTATTAGCAGTACAAGTAGCTTTAGATCAATACTTTAAACGTCAGTTTAATAAAATTATTATTACTAGACCTACAGTATCTACTGAGGATAATGGATATTTACCTGGTTCTGAACGTGAAAAAATGGAACCATGGTTAGTACCAATTCGTTCTAATATGAGAAAAGTTTATAATAAACCTGACATATTAGCTAAAATGGAAAAAGAAGAAAAAATTGAACTAGTATCACTAGCACATTTTAGAGGCAGAACATTTGATAATGCTGTAGTAATAGTAGATGAATACCAAAATTTAACTAAATCTCAACTAGCAATGTGTGTTGGTAGATTAGGAAAAGATAGTAAAATGATATTCTGTGGTGACTCTTACCAAATCGATTTAAGAGATAAACAACACTCAGCTTATCATGATATGGCTAAATTAGCTAATTCTGAATATGTATTTAAAACAGTACTAACAGATTCTCATAGACACGCTGCTATAGATGATCTTTTAGAATTGTTAAATGGTTATCATTAATATGTATTAACGTAAATCACTATATATGGCAACTATTTCTATTTGGCCCGGGTCGGCTTCTTTTAATGATACTTCTAATCCTACCCCTTTTGGGTTTTATGACACAGATACTGAGTTTACTTCTTCTGCGGATCAAGTAGCAACCTGGTGTGCCCAAAGATTAGGATATCCTATTGTAGATATTGAATTACAGGCAGTAAACTTTTTTACAGCATTTGAAGAAGCAGTTACTACATATGCCCAGTATGTGTACCAATATAAAATTATTGAAAATATAGGTACCTTAGAAGGATCTACAACAGGTAGTGATTTAAATAATCAATATATAACACCAAATTTAGGTAATAATATTGCCATAGCAGAAAGTTATGGCACTGAGGCTTATACAGGGGGTAATATTTCCTATAAAACAGGAAGTATTGATTTAGAAATTAACCAACAAAGATACTCACTTACGGATTTATTTACTACCGAAAATGAATCAGGAAACCCAATTGAAATAAAAAAAATCTATCATTATGCTCCTGCGGCAATAGTAAGGTATTTTGATCCCTATGCCGGAACAGGTACAGGAATACAATCATTAATGGAAACATTTGGTTTTGGTAATTTTTCACCAGGTGTAAACTTTATGTTAATGCCTACTTATTATGATGCTCTTAAAATACAGGCAATTGAACTTAATGATCAAATTAGAAAATCTGCATACAGTTTTGAATTACAAGGTAATGATATATTAAAAATATTCCCTATACCTCGAAGAGCTGAAAAATTATATTTTGAATATGTAGTAAAAGCTGAAAGAAATAATCCAGTTAGAATTCAAAGAAAAGATTTAGTTACAAATGTATCTAATGTTCCCTATACTAATATACAATATAGCACAATTAATGCACCTGCTAGGCAATGGATTTTTAGATACACACTAGCATTAGCAAAAGAAATGTTAGCTAGCATAAGAGGTAAATATGCAAATATTCCTATTCCGGGAGCAGAAGTTACTACTAATGCAAGTGACTTAAGAAGTGAAGCAGCAACTGAAAAACAAGCTTTAATAGAAGAATTAAAAACAATGCTTGAAGAATCTTCACGTGCTAAATATATGGAACGTGATGCACAAATTGCTCAAAATACACAGGATATTATGTATAAAGTTCCTTATCCTATCTATGTAGCATGATTAAATTAAGAGACATATTATTTGAAGATATAAACATTTATTCAGTAAATGTAGTAATAGTATCAGATAAAGATGCTAATTTTACTGATATATTAGATGGGATGAGAGCTACTAGAAAAGTTACAATTATAAATTCTAATACTTCTGATGAATTAGAATTAAAAAATAGACAAAGAAGAGATGGTAAAGAAGTACATACTGCTACTTTAAAATTTGCTTCTGGTAAAGATCCAAAACAGGATTTAGAGTTTTTAAAAACTACTATGTTAAGTAGTGATAAAGGTGATCCTGAAATGAGGATCAAAGGGTTACGTCATTTGATTTTTAAACCTGAAACTTTAACTAAAGTATAATGCCTTTATTTGGTGGTGCAAGAGACATATCTCTACTTAGAACTTTTAATAGAGAATTAATAAATGATATTATTCAGCAAGAAGTTGGATTTTATAAATTTGTATTACCTGACTCTAACGTAAATGTTTATGGTGAGTCCGAAAATAAAGTATATTATGAACCTATGTTAATTTCATGTTTAATTGATAGAGAGGATCAAACATGGGATGAAACTGATTTTGGTCCAGATTCTACCCAACAAATGACATTTAGATTTTTAAGAGCGGACTTAGTAGCTAAAAATTTAGTTCCGGAAGTAGGTGATATAGTATTATATAATAATGATTATTTTGAATTTAATAGTTTAGTAGAAAACCAATTTTTTACTGGTAAAAACCCAGATTATTCTATGAATGCTGATACTGATGATTTTGGTGTATCTCTTTCTATAATTTGTAGAGGTAGTAAACTAAGAATAGAACAATTAAAAACAGTTCCTTTAAGGTCTAATATTTATCCAACGACAGAAAAAGTAGAAACTACACTTGCTAACCCCCGAAATCAACTTTATAGCTAATGTCTAATAGAATAGCAAAAAAACCAAAAATATCTAGGCAATATGAATTATCTCAACAAAAGATAATTGATAATGCTGTGGATTTTGGTGGTGCACCAGATGTACCCGCTACTTCATTATCACCTGATAATAGACCTAATATTAATAGAGGAGATATTAACAGTAAAAATGATTCTAAAGCTAACC